TCTTGCAATTCTCGGTGAATGGCTTCTTAAAAATTCGGTCCAAAAGGTAATTGCTGGAGCTGGTCTATCAGTTGTTAGTTATGTCGGGATATTAGTAGCTGTACGTGCTGCATTTAATTCAATGATTGGTGATCTTAATTCTATTCCTTCAATGCTTTTACAAATGATGGGCATTTGTCGAATAGACCATTTTATTAGCTCTTTTGTTTCAGTAGCTCTATTTCTGCTGACACTTAATTCAGGCAAATTAATGATTAGGAAGAAACAATAATGTTTGATCAAAAACAAGCAGGTGGCACACTTCGTTTAACCTGTGGCGCCTTTGGCGCAGGTAAAACCTATCTTACTGTTAAAGATGCTGTAGCTGCTTATAAAAGCGGTATTTATAAAAACATTTATTCTAATGTTCGGGGGCATGCTGAGCTATGTGATTACATTCAACCTTTGCCTGATGATTGGCGTGAGTGTGAGCATTACAGTCTGATTATTATTGATGAAGTACAGACACATGAGAAGTTTTCAAAACACTTTTCTAGTCGTCGAGATTCTGAGATTGTTGATATAACCATGGTGCGTCATAACCACTGTGATATTTGGATGACCTCGCCAGATCCTGCGCTCTTAAATGCGGATGTACGTAAATTAGTGAATCAGTATATTTACTGTGAGGCTAACGGTAGTAAAACTTCAAAGGCTTACTGTTTTACGAAGGTTCAGAATTCGATTACTAAGTCTGTTAAGGTTCAGGCTTATGATGAATATACATACTCAATCGAGGAGAAGTATTACAAGCTGTATACGTCTACGAAGGACGGTAATTCCTCTGGTCGAGCATATCATCGCAACATTAAGTTAATGGGCTTTATTGGTGGTATGGCTATTATTGTGGCCATTATTGCGGGGCTTTCTTGGTATCTTATGAAAGGTACAAAAGAGGATGCTAAGAAGTTTACAACTGCTGTTGAAAAGAATGCACCTAAAAAAGAAGCTGATCCTGTTAAAGATGTTACTAATCAGGTCAAACTGAGTGATGAGGATTGCCGTAAGGGTGTAAATGTTGATAAGCCAGAGTGTAAAGAATATTTCAATCGACTAACCAAAAATGGCGAATCTGTAGGCTCTACGACACAGCAAGTCAGCTATGATCCATCTAAGCCTTTTGAGTCTGCCGACAAGATTCAAGAAACCGTTACTTATCAAGTTACGGCTAAACCTGTTTTGTCTGGTTGCATGACAGATCGTCACGGTAAACTCGTTGGTTATACTCAACAAGGTACTATTGTTCATGACCTTAATCCTACTGATTGCAAACGGATTATTAAGGGTGATCGTCCATTTAATTATTTTGCTCAAAACCAATACCAACAAACTACACAGCAATATACTAGTACTCAAGTATCTAATGTTGTTGAGCCTGTGCAGGCTAATAACCAAGTACAACCAAATTTACAACGTTCTAGTGTGAACGGGGCTAATGCACAAAGTTCTTTCTCTTTTTGATTACTAACTAAATTTTTGTTGTATTATTAAGGAACAAATTGGGGGGAAATAAAAATGCATAAAGTTGATTACATTGAGTTATTTTTAATTTTGTTAAACGTTTTTGTTTTTTGTGGTTATATTTGGTACAACTACATTCGTACCGCTTTTTTAAAAGATAGTGACCTGTAAATTCATTATTTGGAAAACAACAAATATTTCTAAAAATGGGATTCAAAATAGTCTAGCGTCTTAATAAATGGGAGCGCTGAGCGACCTAGCTAGCTTATTTGGTTGAATCCAAGATCGTTCTTATTTTAGTAATACATGGTCTTTGATAAGTGATTATGAGCTCGAATTTTTAGCTTAACTAGCGAAGTCTGTTAAGTTAAAAATTGAGCATTAAGGGGCATATGATTCACAATAAACAACGGATTTTTGAGCATCTTGAAAACAAAGCTCAGCAGGTAATTGATTCTTCTTTGACTCCTTTCGAATGTCTCAAACATATGAATGAACTTTCAGGAGCAATTGATATTTTAGTTAAATGCCATATCTTTGATGAAAAACAAGATATTGATAAAGCTTTTGATATTCTTGAACAAGTTACTACATTTGCTCAAGATTCATTTACAGAAGTTGATTAGGTGGGCAATATGGATTTTTTGAATAATATTACAATTATCGATGTGTTAGTCGTTGTGGGATTTGCGATTGCATATCCTCTTTATTGGTTCTTGGCACATAAACTTATGAATGAAATTTTTGGGGACTGAGAGTTCGCATAATGTGATGCCTGATTATGTAACATAGCCGATTTGCCATACTTTCATAGCAAATCGGCGTTTTTTTACATAGTCGGCATTATGCGAACGCTAGAGCAGGGCAGTTAATAGTCTGGATCAACACATATAACTAGTCGTCTTTTTTAAGAACTTCCGCGCGGTATTTCATTACATCTTCTGTCTTAATTTCTTTTAGATATTTTCTAATTAAAGTGTGAAGTACGTCAGATTCTTTAATTCGAATTTTGGTGTCGAACATCATTTCTAAGGTCGCTTCTTTGACCATGTCTTCTTCTTCATCTCTAAGTCTAACTGTAACTGCCATTGGTTCTTCTCCTAAAAGGTGAGACATCATATCTGATTTATATTTTATGATATGTTGCTAAATCACAAATTAGATGTTATAAAAACACAAAATATCATTTGTGATAAATCATACATGACTAAAGAACAAGCTTTTGAGATCGTAGCTAAGATCGTCCACGACCGTGGTGTTGAATTAATAGTAGGGGGCAATCCAGCTTTCGAGACCGAATTTGTTCTTTTTTACATTGAGTCGACCATGCTTGCTTGGGGCTATAAGAATCCTAAAGTTGCAGCTTATTGTGACGCTATCAAAGCAGAGAATGACAATTTTAGAGCGATGGGGATTTGCTAATGGATAAGTATAAAAAACAACCAATCCCCACTGTATTATCGGGGGGAATGAAAAAAGCGGCAGTTGTAACCCCCATTAATAAGATGGGGGTAAAGGTATCTGATACACAACCTCAAGACGCCGATCTCCCGTTCCAAGAGCATTCGCTATATACCATTCCTCGGACTCACATGATCATGACGAATGATGGTGTGAAGCACATCGAGTACAGAATGCCTGCTGACAATGAAATTGCTGTGATTGACTGGGTCAATTTCACATTTGGTATCGAGACTGTTGGCGATAGATTCTGGCAAGAAGACGAATTTATTCTTGAATCACATCGTATTACTGCTGCTGTAGAAGCTCTTGAAGCTGACTTAGAGCATATCTTTGGCTTTACAACGACTTTATGTCGTAAGAAAGGCCTTAATTTCTATGATGAAAGTTATGTTTTAGGCGAAGATTTTGGCTTTTTATGTATTGGTGGTCAGCGTAATACGATTCTAATTATGATCAATGGCCGTGGTTGTAATTTCGCTAAAAGCGGTTGGGAATTAAGACTTTATCACTTCTTAGTTACCAAAGCGAAAAGAGCGAAATTAACCCGTGTAGACATTGCACACGATGATTTTGAAGGTAAACATGTCAGTGTAGATTGGGGCAATATGCAAGATGGGTTAGGGGGTTTTCAGCTCGGTAACCGTGCTCCAAACATTGAACATAAAGGCAATTAAAGGTCGTACTTTATGTATCGGTAGCCGTGATTCTGGTAAATATCTGAGATTGTACGAAAAAGGTCGTGCCGAGGGTGATCCTGATGACAATTGGCAACGTGCTGAGGTTGAATTTAAAGCAATTGATCGTGTCTTACCGTTTGACATGTTACTTGCTCCTAGCGAATTTTTTATTGCTGCTTATCCATGTTTCCGTGATTTAGCTAAACATTTACAGCCTGAACGCATTGAAACTATTAGTAAAACAGCTCAAATCAATTTCCAGACTGCTATTGATAATCTCAAGCACCAGTATGGCAAATATATCAACGTCTTTAAGGACGTATTCGAACCTGAAGAACTCATTAATTTAATTTGTTGCTCTGATCCGCTTGCATATCCCAAGCGACTTGATCATGTGCTTCTAACTGCTCGGAGAATGTAATGCATACATCTAAAGTAAAAATTTTAGGCGCTAAAGCTGTTGATTTTAAACCGACTGATGGCTCAGGTCGTCATTATGATCATGTTGCGCTTTATTGCCAAGTTCCAATGGATTTGTCACAAGGTACAGCTATTGGTAATGGTTGTGAGACTTTCAACTGGCAGGATTCTTCAAACATTGCGTTACTGCGTAAGTT